GGAACGGAACGCTTCCTGCTGGGTAATCCGGGCTTCGCGTTGGCCGTTGAGGAACACCACCTCCAGGACTGGGGACACGTTCGGATCGGCGAACAGATACCAGGCGGTGGTACTGGACAGGCGGCCGGAGCCAACGACATCCCGGACCAGGCCCAGCACCCGGTTGGGCCGTTGCTGCTGCTTGTTCGCTTCGTCGTTGAACTTGGCGTTGACCAGCTCGGTGATGAGTCCGCTCTTGCCGCGATGGCTGAGGGCAATATCCGGGCGCAGGTCCAGGGGCTCGGCATCAGCGCCGGGGGCGGTCTGGAGGGCCATGGCCAGGGCGGCGGCGTCCAGGGTGTCGATGGAGGGTGCCGCACCAGACCCGGCCAGATTGCCGTGATTGGCATGGAACAGGGCCACGCCATCCGTCATGGTCGGGTTGGATTCCAGCAGCGCATAGACCGCCCGCTCGATAGACCGGGGCCCGGCCATGCCGATGTCCCGCGCCTGTTGCTGGATCAGCCCCAAGTCATCATTGATGAAGGTCTCGGGAGTGATCGCAATGATGTTGCCGCGCCGTTCGACCTGAATGCTTTCCTTCTCGGCATCCGGCAGGGCGCGTTGACGGTATTCGCCGTGCTCATTGACCGTATCCAGGGTGCCGATGACGCCGGGGGTGAGCCGTTTCCAGGCGCGCAAATCGGTCACATCGCCGATACGACAGAATCTGTCGTAAGTGATGGGCGCCAGCGCGGCGCCGGCCAGTACCAGCTTGTGCAGAGCGGCTTCCAGGATCACCGGGAAATCACTGGTCCCCTGGCCAGACGCATGGGCGCGCAGGGCCAAGCCGGCGATTTCCTCGGGGAGCATCCCGGAGACCTTGTGGCCAGCGCGATCCAGGAAATGAGCGGCCATGGCGGATAGCCGCATCCCACGGAAGGGGTTGGCGGTGTCATGCTTTTCCGCTCCAACGCGCATCAAGACCGCAGCCGTGCCAGCGGCGCGGGCTTTGTCCCGCTCGTCCACAAAGCTGGTCACGCGAGTTGGACTCCCGCCGGCGATGGGTTCTGATCCCTTGCCCAGGTGGTCTAGCAGCGCGGCGCGGGCCTGATCGGCGGTCACGGTCGGATCGGCAATCTGGGCGGCGTAGAGGTCCTGCACTCCATCGCGGCCCATGAGCCGGGCATAAGCTCCCTTAATCTCTTCGTTGCGGGCCTTGATCTGTTCGGCGTGGCGCTGGATGGCGGCGGCCTCAATGGCGGTCACGTTGGGGGTGGCGGGCTCAGTGGGCGCAGCCGCCTGGGGGTCGGTCTTGAGGGGCATGGTGTTCTCCAGTTTGAGATGTGCGGCGGCTGCCGCTGGGATTCGATAGCGGGACAGGTCCACCCGTGCGCTGGCGGAAACCTGCACCGCATCAGAAATGGAATCGATCAGACCGGCGTCTAGCGCCTCCTGGGCGGTGTAGTAGTGGTCTTCGCCGTCCGACAGCAGGGCTAGGGCCTGGTCATAGGTCAGGCCGGGCCGAACATAGGCGTTGGCCATGGCCTTGGCGTAGGTGTCCAGGTCGTCAGCGGTTTTGCGCAGGCGTTGCGCATTGCCGACCGCCAGGCCCCAGGGGGCGTGAATCATCAAGATTCCGTTGCTGGCCATCGCGAGCGTGTCGCCGGCCATGGCAATCAGGGAGGCTGAGGACATGGCCACGCCGTCAATCACACAGGTCGTGTTGGCCGGATGACGCTTGATGGCGTTGTAAATGCCCAGGGCATCCGCCACGACGCCGCCGACGCTGTTAATGCGAATGGTAAGATCGGTCGCTTTCACGTCGGCCAGCTCAGCCGCGAACCGCTTAGCGGTCATCGACTCGTCAGCGTCCCAGGATTCGCCGATGTCGCCGTAAATCAGAATTTCTGCCTCGGCGGGATTGGCCCCCTTGGCTCGGATTTCATAGTCCCATTTAGGCATGGCTGGTACTCGTTGGGTTCGGTTGATCGGTCGCCGGATCAGCGCCCATCAGCAAGCCCGCCTCGGTCCATTGTCGGCGCCAGGCCTTTTCTTGCTCGATGACATCGGACGGGGCCTGGCCGCGCCGGCGGATAATTTCGGGGCCGCTCGCATGGCCGTTGCGCTCCAGTCTTTCCCAGGCGGCAGCTTCTTTGGACGGGTCGATCCAGGGCAATTGAGGCGCTAGGTACAGGGCATCGTCTAGGGTTTCTGGCGCCACATCACGGGGGATCACCAGCAGGCCGGCGGAGAGTGCGACGCTGATCAGGTCTTCATAAACCGGCCGCACGATCCGACCGATGAATTCAGACTGGAGCATGGCGTAAATGCCCCACTGCTCCACCAGCTCTTGGCGCTGGGCAGAGTAGGTGCCGTCGTAGGCTTTGCTGAGGCTGGAATAGCCGGCGTAAGTGCCGGCCGCGATGGCCCGCAGTTGGCCGCGCCGGTGGGCCTCTAGGGAGGTATTCGGGCGGCTGGTATCAATGGTGCCGATTTCTTCGCCGGGGCGAAGGTCGTCAAAGACCATGCCGGGCCGGAAGCGCAGATCACGGGGTTCCGGCTCGCCGTCCTCGCCTTGTGAAGCGCCATATTGGTCTGGCGCACCCTTGCGGATGAAGGCGGCCATGCTCGCAGCCACTTTGGCGGCGATGCGTTCGGATTCTTCGTAGTCCTTGAGGTCATCCAACCGGCTGAGAACGGCGGCGAACACAGACACGCCGCGCGCCTGGTGCAGCCGGTGCCGTAAGGCCAGGTGCAACATGCGCTGCGCCGGGACAGTTTTTGTCCCGCTCGCCGGAAGCCGCCACGAATACCGGCCGGATTCGCCAGGGTGGGCCTTGTGCAGGTGGTATTTGACCGGCTGGCCCCAGCCGTTAAATTCTATTCCCTGGACAATCCTGGGGCGGTCGCTGTCCAGGTCGGACCGGAGAAAGTCGGCCTCCAGCAGCTCCAGGGAATAGGGGATGCGGGTTCCGTGATCCAGGTAATCGACCGCTCCGGATAGGCGCTGGGCCAGGGCCTCTCCATCCCGGAGCCAGGACCGGCACAGCATCCGTTGCGCCGCCGGCCAATCGAATTGGCGGGTGACTTCCGGGCAGCGGGACCAGTCCCGGATGAGTTCCCGGATCTGTCCGGCCAGGCGGGTATGGATTGCACCGGCCTGGGTCCTGGGTTGCGGCTCAATGCCGATCCCGGAGCCGCCCACAATGTTGGCCGTGAGCACATTCAGGACGCCGAGCGCTAAGTCGTGGTTTTGTTCGAGGTGCCGGGCCTGCTCGCGCAGGGAGGCACCCGCCGCCGACACATCGGAGTTAGCCGCCCCCACGGACCGCCGTTGCTTGCGTTGCGGGTCCGTGCGAGCGGCTTCGTAATAGGCCAGCACCCGGCGGGCTTGCTCCCGGCGCAGGGCGCTGGGCGGCGAGAGGTAGCGGATGGCCCGGTCCAGCAGGCTAGTCATGGAAAACCGCCCGCTGATGCCGAGGGGATAACCGCTGGGGGCCGGAGCCCCGAAGCTCAGCCTGGATCTGGTCGCGGGCTTTCAGCAGTTCCGTCACACTGCGGTATTGCACCTCGCGCCCATCCGGCAGCCGCACAAGCTGCTCACCCGCAGCGATGGCGGCATTGATGGCGGCAAGGTCTGAGTCTGTCCAGTTCATGCCGATAGCATGGCAAGACTGGGTATCGCAAAACTAGGCAAAAAATGCACAAGTTGATGCGCTGCGAAATAATTCGAAGACAAAATCCCGATATGCGAAATCCGCCGAGTGAGTCGGGGTGACTACCGATAGTCACCGTGACCCGTGACTAGTCACCCCCCTTGATGGTCACCCCTGGCCCATGAGCTTACTTCGCCGGTTCCGCAGGGAGGACCGGCACCCAGCCGGGTTTGGCCAGGCCCAACTGCGGGTCTCGACCGTGTACGGCGCGGGAGATGCTGAGCAGGTCCAGGAAGGGGTTGCTGTGGGGGTGGAACAGGCCCATGAGGCGGCGCAAGGGGTCCAGGATGGCATGGCACTGGTCAGGTGGGAGCGTGGCCGCCATGGAGGGCAGCGGGGCCAAGCGGGACAGCTCGTGGCGCAGCAGGGTCTTCACGGCCTCGGCATCGAGGGGCTTGGGCCGGGGCGCGGTGGGGAACGGAATCGGATCGATCATCGGTTCCGGGCGCACCCGGAAATAAGATTCTTCCAGTCGCTCGAAGACGGCCCACGCCTGATCCGTGTCCAGCAGCTTGGCATGGCGGGCGGCGCCGCGTTCGGTCCAGAGGAGAAGTTGCGGGGCGTTACGGGGCACTAACCCACTCGCAGTGGGTGAGTGCTTGAAGTTCCTAAGCTCTGGTCCGGTCAGTTTGTGGTAGTGCTTTCCGGTCTCGAAGCGGACTTCGTTGCGAGCCAAGTTCATCTGGATGTTCTTGACGTCGGTGCCGTAAAGCTGGGCCAGCAGCAGTGTCTTTCATCGAACCTCCTCGCGGCGCAAGCCGGTTACTTCTACGTTGGGGCTTTTCTGGTGGCGTCTCTATACGTCCGGAGTTATTCATCCGCCATGCGCGTCTTAACGCACATTTAAAGCACCCAATCTTCACGCCCAAAGCCGCTGGATTGGTTGATGCGGGTGATGACCCGGGAAACGGTCGCCGGGTGGACCCCGACCCGCTCGGCTATCTGGGCGACGGTCATCCCGGACCTTCGATATTCCAGAATGCGCCGGTCACGGTCCTCTGTTCCGATTGAGGGCAGGTAATATCTCCGGCCACCGTGAGTGCGCCGCAGGGAGTCCAGAAACCGCCGGAGTATCTGCTCAGACGATCCTCCAGACGACAGCTCCGCCACGAGGGTGGCGGTGATGGCGGTTAGGAGATCATCATCGTCCGGCATCGGCAGGCCCCTCATGGCGTCATCGTCTAGCGGCAATGGACTATTTGACGATCATGCTGTGTGAGCGGTTGGCGTCGCTGTCAATCGAGTTCACGCGGGGAGAATAACCGCCCCTCCGGCCGGCACTCCTGGGCTTTGCCTCGTTTCTGCTCGCAGTTCGGGAGTGTCGGCTCTCCTGTTACGGGGCTGGTGAAATCCGGATGGGCACAGCGATGATGACTCATCAGCTTTTCCCATTTCTCCATCAGTCGATAGTGGACGCAGTTAATGCAGTAGGGTATTTGGACCATGGGATTGCTCTCTCTTTGTTGAATTGACTCAGTCACAACACCGCCAGCAGCCAGCCGGCGTAACCAGGCGACCGCTGCATCTAGGTCTCGCCCCAGTGAGGCAGGATCGGGCATGGGTCCGTCTCCGCCACGTCGCCAGAGGTTGCATTCCTCCAGTCGATTGGCTAATTCAGATAGGTGATTCGTGTCCATCAGAGCTCCCAGCCCGGCTTGCCGAGGCTTGCCGCCGGACGGGACGGAGCGGGGCGGGTCTGCCCAGCGCGCGCGGTCGGCTGGGGGCCAGGTAAGAATGGAACGGCTGAGTCGATCTCCGGCCACAAGCGGCGCTCGCGGGCGTCCCAGTCCGTCGCCCGGATCTTGTCGATCCGGATCTCCGGGTGGTAGGCGGCGGCCAGGGCATATACCCAGGTGTCTAGCGGCTCGTTGCGGCGAGTGGCGCCGACTCGCTTCTCATAGCGGTTGCGTTTGGGGTTCCAAACTTCACTCAGGAGCCCGGCGTAATAGTCCGCTGTCAGGTCCATGCTGAAGTGGCCTTTTCGATCGGCCGGAGACAGCCCATCATCGGCGCGCAAATCGCCATACAGCCGGTCTTTGGCGAGTTCGGTGCCGACCGGGAAGTACTGCATGCCGTGCCGGTAAACCTGGCCGCGCAGGGTGTAATCAATCTTTTTGGGGGCGCCCAGGACGACCGGGAGCCGGTAGCGGCTGCCTTGGATGGCGACCAGGCGCCGGATGCCGCTGCGGCGCACAAATGCCTTGACGTCTTCGGTTTTGTGACCGCCCATGTCGATGCAGACCGCCTCAATGCTGGCTAAGGTCCCGGCAGGGGTGGCCAGGGGGCGGCCTAGGTAGTCCTGGAGCGCGGTCCAGACCTCTGGCCGTCCGGGGTCCCCTGGGAAGCGAACATAGTCCAACACCCACCAATGTCCGGCCCGGCCCCAGCCGATGAGTTGCAATTCCAGCCGGTCATCCTGGGTATCAACCCCCGCCGTGATGAGCAGAACCCCCGGCTGAATCAGGCGCAGGGGGTAGGGTTCGGCACGGAACGGGAGGTCTTCGTCCGATAGGCGGGTGCGACGGGCTTCGTAGGGCAGCCCAAGGCGCTCGTTGACAAAGGCTTGGAGCCTGAGTTCGTTGCCCTGGGCCTGGAGCCACTGTTCGACCAGCAGGGTCCAGGAGTATCCGAGCCCCAAAGGGGCATATAGGGCGGAGAGGTGGTAACCCCGGATCTCGCGCTCGGGATGGGCCGGGACCCAGCGACCGCCGGTGAGCATCTGGGGTTTCTCGCGTTCTTCGATGATGCAGCCGCTGTGAGCACAGGCATACCAGACCTGGGAGCGGTCAGCGGTCCAATGCAGGTGTTCCCAGGTCAAGACCTGGTGAGCGCCACAATGGGGGCAGGGAACCTGGTATTCCCGCTGGTCGGAGCGGTCCCACTCGCCTTCGATGCGGCTGGCGCCCTTGACGGTCGGGGTCGAGAAGACCAGGGTCTTGCGGCGCGGGAAATTGGATTGCCGGGATTCGATCAGGGCCAGGGGATCACCGCGACCGCCGACATCCCAGTCGTATTCGTCCGCTTCGTCACAGATGACGTAGCAAATCGAATCCGACTTGAGGTTCGAGGCGCTGCCGGCAGAAGCGAGGTAGAGGAGCCCGCCGGGGTAGTCGATGAGGTCCAGTCGGTTGGTGCCCTCGCGGGATTTGGTGACGTCAATCTTTTCTTGCAGGCATTCA